CGCCAGCTTTCGCCAGTTCCATCGTGGTGAACGGGCGCAGGTAGGCAATAGCCCACTTGTCCATTTCCAGCAGGAACGTGTCGCGGGTGCGCATGAAGCGGTTGGGCACGGCTTTCAGTTCGCCGAAGTCGGAGACGTACACGTCAACCGAGGCATACAGCTTCTGGTCTTCGCCCTTGTCCATGCGGGTGGAGTTCCCGGTGAACGTGGAGAACGTCTGCTTCAATGCCGGGGGCATCATCAGCACATCAGGATCGCCGCCAGCGGTGTACACCAACTGGGCAACGGCCTTCAACTGCGTTTCCGTGTAGGCGCGCAGCGTGCCGTTCGTATTGCCCGTGTTGTTGATGTAGTTCGCCAGCGTGCCGCCACCGTTGGAGGTGTTGTCCACAACCCAACCCAGCAGGCCACGGGACTGACGCGGCGAGGTCGCCAGCACGTCCAGTTGCGTTGCAGAGCTTTCCATGTCGCGGCGCAGCTCCAGACCAGCCAGGGTCATCTGGTAAGCCAGTTCGTTCTTGCGGCCTGCCGGGTTCATCGCCAGTTCAGTGCCGGACACAGTGACCGTCTTCACGGAAATCTGCGTGCGGTTGTTCAGGCGAACGGTCGGCGTCACGGCCTTGGCGGTCGGGTTGTCACCTTCGGCTGCGGCGTTGTTGGTCACAGCAGGGGCGAGGTCTTGGGTTTGCCATTCGTGCAGGGTGTTGGAAGCCTTGGACTTCGCAGCCATGCTGATGAACGGGGTTTGCGTGGGGCTGATGCGGTAGATCACATCAGAGAGGTCCTCACGGTTGCCGATTGCGGCGGTCGTGAGGTAGGTATTGCTAGGTACGGACATTTTTGACTCCGGCGTCTCTCGACGTTAGGGGTTAAACAAATTGCGCCATCAGGCCGACTGCATCGCGGGGGCTACCAGACTTCTTGAGTTGCTGGAATTGCTGACCGCGCTTGTCAATCGACATGGGGGCTGCATCAGGCGTCACCGTCCGCTGCGGGAGGTTGCTCACCTTTTGCGCTGCTGCTTTTGCCTTGCTCATCATTTGCCGATAGAGCATGGCGTCTCGGGCCAACAGGATGATCTTGTGGTCGGTGATGCCGGGGGCCGCCAGGTTGGGCGTGCCGTCCGGGTTGGGCTTACCGTAAACGCGCTCGGGGCTGAACCCGCGCGAGATAAGCTCATCAGCGATTGCCTTCTCTTCAGCCGTGCGCTTGGCCTGATCTTTCCACTCGGGGAGCTTGGCAAGCAATTCTTGCTGCTCCGACTGGACGGATTCGACGTAACGCTTGAGCTGATCCTGTTGTTCTTGGGCTGCCAGTTGCTGACCGCGCGAGTGAACTTCCATCAGTGCAGCTTGCCTCTTGTCATAGAGGTGCTTTTGCTTCTGGTATTCAATCGGGTCTTGCTCCAAAAGGGCATCCCAATCAATTCGCCCTTGTTCCTGTAGCTGGGCTGCAAGCACGGCCTGAGCCTGCTGCAATCCCAGCGCGGCCTGTTGCCGCTCCGCACGCGCCTTCTCTGCCACGGCGTCAGCTTCCTTACGGAGCGCCGCTGCGGCCTCGAATTTCTGCGTGCTGGACTTCTGCGCTTTGTAGCCGTTGATAAGCTCGCTCTTGGTGAGTTCTACGTCCGTGCCGTCGATATTGACGGTGAACTTTTCCTCATCGGTAGCTTGCTGTTCTTCGGCGTTTGCGCCTTCCTCTGCGGGCTTGGGCGGCTCTTGTCCGTCCTCACGCGCCGGGGGCTCTTGCGGTGTTTGTTTGGCTTCGATGTTGCCATCGTCGCCCAGCAGATTTGCAAGGACTGCTGCTGCTTGATTGGTGTCAAGCGCACCGGTTTCAGGGCCAGCATTACCCGCGTTAGCAGGTTGCGAGGTTCCGTTATCCATTCTTCAAACTCCAGTCTGTGCCGGGGGCCGTAGCCCCGCAGCGCGGCGTCTCTCGACGTTATGAAGCAGCTAGAAGGCTCTCAGGGCCATCTAGACCGGCTGCTTAGCGGTCAGATTCGATGCGTTCGCCCGTATTCAGCACATAACCAGCGGGGCCGACTTCCGTGCGGATGTTGCCCCAGCGCTCGGACATGATGAGCCCCACAGCGTCCGGGTGCGTCACCAGCGACACGCGCCGATCATGGCGGTTGATTTCCAGTACATGCGCGGTCAGTTCTGCGAAAGAAAGGACCGGGCTTTGTCCAGCAGGCTCTGCTGATGCAGATACTCCAGCTCCACCTTCGCCAGCTTGCCCGACTCCAGCGTCTGTTCCAGGCTGGCTTTCACCTTGCCCAGCATCGTTACCGCCAAGTGGGTTTTTTCGCGGTCGTCCGCGTGTTTTGGGCTGCTCGGGATGTTTTTCCATGATTCGATCAAGTCCTTTTCAATGTCAGCAAACACGGCCTGGAAGACTTCGTTCTCAAGCACTAGCTTGGCTTGGTCGCCTTTGTATAGGCGTTCTTCGAGGGTCATGCGCCACCTACTGCGGCATCGCTGGCCGATTCTTGAGCGCCTGACAGCACGGCAGCGCCCGCCAGTTGCGCGGCGTCTAGCTTCGCTTCGTTGTTCATCTGTGCAATGCGCTCTTTGGACGCCAGTTCCATCGTGGTCTTCCACTGCTGGAACTGCATTTCGCGCTGGTGTTCAAGGTCTTTGTATTCGGCCCTGACTCGCTCCAACTGCGCCTCAAGCTCCAACTTCTGCGCTTGCTGGGCCGCTTCGGACTGCTGACGGTTGTTGTCCACCATCGCCTGATACTCAGCCTTGATGCGCTCAACCTCAAGGTCTTGCTGGCGCTGCAATTGGTCCATCTGCGCCTTATGGGCAAGCTCCATTTGCTTGATGCTGGCAGCGGCCTCCAGTTTGGCTTTCTCGACTTGCGCCTCAGCCGCGCCGGGGTTCGGCGGGGGCTTATTCGGGTCAGGCTTGGTGAAGAACTTGCTACCGGACTTGAAGCCCATGTTCTTCGCAAGCTCAATGCTGCTGTAGTACAGGTTCTCAGGGCCAGCAATTCCAATCGCCATACCTTGAGCCTGTGCGTTTTGAAGCTGCATCAGCCGTGCAATGCGCTGATCCTTGTCGCCCATGCCAAGGCCGACATTGATCGTGAAGTCAAACTGATTCGTCCATTCGCGCGGGTCAATGTCAACCCACTCACCCTCCAGCTTCACGCGGTCGGACTTCTTCTGGTTCTGGCAAATCAGCTTGAGCATCATGCGGAACAGGTCTTCAAACCCTTCCGCCGCCTGCACTGCGACCAGCTCCGTGCGCATGTCGGCTTTGTTGGCAACGATGCGGGTTTTGGTGGCCGTCTCGCTGCCAAACAGTTGATCGGGGCTGTTGCCCTGAGACTGACGGCTCCAGCCGGTAGAGTCCTCCAGCTTGCGCTTGCCAAACTCCAGCAGTTCCATTGCCTGCGCAATGTTGCCTTTGCCCTGATCCAGTCGGCCTACAGCGCCCTGATTCTTGATGCGCACCACGCCACCAGGGCGCGAGGAAAGCAGATCGTCCAGATTGACCTGATTCTCAACAGCGAAGTACCGCCCATTGACCTCCAGGTACAGGTTATCGCGCACACCGCGCTCAACCATCGTGTTGGACAACTGCTCAGGCATCGCCAGATCAGCAATGGACAAGCCATAGAACAGATGCGGAATCGGCACCGGGCACCACGAAATGAACGGGCGCACATCGGTGATTTCATCGTCCAGCAGCGTGCTACCGGCCTTGGTGATCTTGTGAAGCTCTGCGATGCCGTCGCCGTCGCGGTCAATCCACAAGTAAGCCTCGATACCCCAAATGATCCGCTGCGAATCATCCATGGAGTCGTCGCGGTCCATGCCGGTCTGGTAGCTGTCGTATTCCTCTCGCTCGACCCGCTCCATGTTGAACTCGGCCTGAGAATCGTCCGAGCCGATGCCGTCGATCTTCTTGGCGTCAAAGCCCATCGCCTTGAGTTGCGATGCAGTCTTGCGGAAGCGATGGCCGACAAAGCGCGCCGTCTCAATGTTGCCCGTGGCAGAAATCAGGAATTGCTCGGGCGGGATGTTCTCGATGCACAGCCTGCCGCCAGTCTTGACGCGCTTACAGGCTACGTCATACAGCATGACAGGCGGCATCTGCGCGATGTTGTCTAGCTGGGCCTGTAGCTGGATGGATGCCTGCAAAGCCTGCGCATTGCCTTGCTGGGCCGCTTGCTGCGCCTGCATCAGTTGGGCGGTCAGTTGCTCTACAGCTTTGGCGCGCTGCTTGGCGTCATCTTCGTCCGGGTAGCTAGTCTGCTCGATGATTTCGACCTCGGGGTCATCCATCAGCATGGCGAGATTAACCTCAGTCTGCCCCTTGTATTCTTCGCGGGTTTCTTCGTCGGTGTTGTCCCACCAGACTTTCATAAAGCCGCGCTTGCTTTGCAGGCCGTCTTTCAGCCATGTGTAGGTCTTGCTGCGGCCTTTGTTCTTCTTGAAGAACAGGTAGTTCAGGTACTGAGTCGCCCGGCTGGCTTTTTCTTCGTCGTCTTCCTGAGTGGGTTCGCACTCAACGACCGAATCGCCCCCGGTGAATGTCACCATTAGTTGCGGGAGCATCGACTCGATGGTGTTGCGCACATCCGTGGACACAACACGCGAACGACCCGGAATCGACGGCGGGGCAAGTTCCTCGATAGGCTCACCGAGGTAGTAATACATCGCCTTGCGGCGCATCTCGGACAGCTTGTCACCGTCATAGCCCAGTGCCTGCCGCATCTCCTGATCGACAATCGCGATGATTTCGTCATCGGTCATTCGTTGTTTAGGTTGGGTCATGCTGTGCTAAGTGTTGGATATTGTAAGGGTTTACTCGCTTGCGGCTCCTGATAAACGATGCACATAAGGCCAAAAGCATCCGCGCTGTGGCTGGCCCAATCGTGGTCAGGGCCAAGCCCTACGCCGCGTGCTTCGTCTTTCTTTTCGTGATACCAGCCGATGGCGTCAATACCCGCCTGAGTTGTTGCCTCGTTAAACCAGATGCGGCTAAACAGGTTGCGCGCCCGCTCGACGCGCATCATTGCCGCGCCCTTGCCTTGGTTCGGCACGACCTCAACCGTGTAGCCCGCCGCTTCAAATGCGCTGCGGTACGAAACGTCTATTACCTTGTCCTGTGTGTCGCCATCGTGCGGCAGCCATATCGTGGGCTTGTTGTTGTCGCAGTACCCGCGTGATCGCATCCAGGCTAGGTGCGCGCCGATTGGCTGGCCTTGCACTTCGTAGTGGTCCAACACCCGAATCTCTTTGCCGACAAACTGCGCTATCCAGATGACGAAGTTGTCAGCCTTTGCGCCTGTTCCGCCAATGTCCACAAATGCCCGCAGCGACATCAGCGGGTCAACCGGCACCTTGCCGATTCTTCCCTCAGCGCGGGCTTTGGTCAGGTGACTGGCGAAGTAAGCGCCTTCGATGGCCGTGACGTGCTTTCCTTCCCACACATGCGGGTATTGGTCAGGACGCTCTGCTAGGTCACGCTGTCGTTCACGCTCCAGCTTGGCGGGGAATTTCGGGTTGTCCCGCCAGTTCAGTTCAACAATCTTAATTAGCGGGTCGCTTATGCCTAGAAACCGCTTTTCAACCGCTGAGCCTTTGCGCTTAGGGTTCCATGTCACCCACAATTCAGCGTTCCAGCCTTCGCCTTCTTCCCGCAGCGTTGGAATAACCTCAGTCCATGCCGATTCAGTGACCGGCTCGGCCTCGTCAACCCACAAGACAAGAATTCGTCCTTTTGACTTGATGCTGGCGACGTTGCGATCTAGCCCGACAAACGTAAACCAAATCCGCCCATCGCGGCTCTTGATGTACTTTTCGCCAATCTCGTAATACTCAGCAAGCCAAGGCTCATCTTCAATGGCCCGCTTGCATTCCTCAAGGCTGGAATCCTCCAGCGAGTTCATAAACTGACGACCGCACACTAGCTGGCCGTGAATCCCCGCCTTGCCGTAGATGTAGCCGCGAACGGCAATCATCTTGGCAAAGCTGCGGGTCTTGGCTGATCCACGCCCGCCGTACGCGCCTCTTACGTCAGCCTCGCCCTCAAACACCGGAATCAGTTTTTCCGGCAGTTCAATGGCAACTGCGCTCAATTGCCCCTCATCGCCACAAGCTGAATCTGTGAGACTTGAATCGGGCCGCCGCCCTCACCTGTTACTTGCAACGGCAACAGCTTGGGGTAGATGCTTGACCAGAAAGCGCGCTCGTTAATCGGGTCTTCCTGCGCCCAAGCGACAAGACGCTCAGCGCCCCCCAGCTTGTCCGCAGCGATGGCAATGGCCTCCTTTGCGGTCCTTGTGGTCTTGCTGAGTGCGCCTTTAGGCTTGCCGGGGTTGCCCTTTCCGAATTTCCCCGTATTTTTCGGTTCAGTCATGTCTTTATCGGGCACCTTGCGGAGTTGCCGACCCTCGGGTTGTTTGTTAACTTTTGTGCTGCTTTAGCACTTCTTCGGCGGCTTCTTGCCTTTGGACTTTTTCATGATTCGTCTTTCGTCTTTGCCAATTCAGCCCTTAGCCGCTCTATCTCGCGCTGTGCTGCGATAGCGTCTGCTTGCCAGTGTGCGGCTGCGTTGAGTGCTTCTTCGCGCTGTTTGCAGGCGATGGCTAGGAGGTCGTTGGCGCGTTGCTCTTGTGTGTCGGTCATGGCTCAATGGCAATTTGCTGCGCTGCGCCAGTGGCGAAGATCACCATCAGTTGGGTTTTGCCTGCGCCGTTGTCTTGAGCAAAGATGCGGTATCCGTTGGCTGCGGGGGCGGATGGAGGGGTTTGCTCTGCGCCTGCAAGGTAGTCGGTAGCACTGATAGAGCCAGTGACATCAAAGCCAGTGGCCGTGCTACGCCAGCGCGTTGCCCCCGATGTGTTGTCGTAGAG